GTGGGACTCTTTTGTCGGTGGTTCTAAAGGCATGGATGCAGTGACCATGTTGTTAGATTTCACTCAATGGTTGTTCGCACTATTTTTTGGTGAGGGCTCTCGCTGGCAAACATTGTTTTGTGGTTACGATACACGTATGATGCGGAATATGTCGCGTGCCGCAGAGCTTTTGTCATCGAGTGGGCATCCACGTTTGAACGCAGATGGGGTACGCTCGCTTAATAAGGTGAGAACCGAAGTTGATTCGTTGGCCACTTATTTTGTTGGCGAACTGAATGCGGGAAGGAATAAAGCATTTGCAGGGATGTACCATAGGAATTTGGTGGAGTACAGCGAAAAGTTACGAGTGCTAATTACTTCCACTAAACCAAAAGCGCAGCCCTATTGTTTGTTCTTTTCGGGCCCCGCAGGGCAAGGGAAATCCGCACTATGCAACCTTCTCATTAGAGCTATTGAAGGGCACAGCAATTTCCTCGGGACGCGAGGCCTCTCGCCTGAAGAAATTGAGGATATTTTGGCGCAAGAGACGTTTGTGCACAATTGTAGCGCGACTAAGTGGCTGTCGGGCTATCAAAGCCAAAAAGTGATGATGTTTGAAGACATGTGCAATAGTAAAAACACCGGACAAGGTGACTCTAGTCCATTGAATTTCTTGATTGGCGCTGTCAATAATAACACCGCCTTCACTGATCAAGCTGATGTGGAGTCGAAAGGGTGTGTCCCATATGCCGCAGAATTAGTTTTAGTTTCATCCAACACACGCGACCTTATGGTCAATCAATTGACTAATTCTCCTTTCTCAGTCGCGCGGCGCTTGCACCTCAGAATTGTACCCACCCTGGTAGGTGAGCCCAACGGAGCGGTGGATCCCGCAAACTGGCGGATTGAGGTGTATAAACCAGTGCGCAACCCGTTAGGTGATGGAGTCACCCGGGATACAGATGGTTTCACATGGGTATTGGTGGAGGAATTTGATTTCGCAGGGTTCATGAGATTCATTCTAAAGGATTATGACGCCCATGTAGAGCAGCAGCGGCGTTTTATGGAAAGTGTCTCCCAAAACTCTAAGTACTGTCCGCGTGGGCAACTGGC